CTGCTTCTGTTTGTGTTACTAAACTCTTGTTAGGTACGATAACAATACTGCGACCATAACTTTCAATAGACCAACTGAGTGCTGCGGTGATTAGCGTCTTACCTGCACCAGTAGCAATCTCTTGCAGTGATTGCGGGTTCTTTAAGAATTCATTAATGATTGATATCTGATAGTCACGCAATACAACAGGTTGTCCTTCAATAGGATGACCTTTTGGCCAATTCTTATGTTTGAATGTATCCTCGGACACTTCAGCAAAATTGAATGTCGTACTATATGTGCGCAGGTCCTCTAGTTCAATATCATAGCCTCTGGTATCAATGAATGGTAGTATTTCTGGTAGTAGATTAACATAACTTGAGCCACCAAGACTAAAGAAACTTACCTTACCATTCCATCTACCAAGACGCACAGCGGGAAGATATCTTGCACCGGGTACATCATACTCAAACATTTTAACCAGTGCTTTGCGTTCAGTTAGTTCAAGCCCTTCGATCTTTACATTGACCTCATCCTTGACGATTATTTTACATTGTTTCATATTAGTACTTAGTATAGCATGGTTGGCTATACGATTGCAACAATAATGGCAAAAAGGGACCTAAGTCCCTTCTTGTATTATCAACCTTAAGATTTGGTGATATTAGCAATGCTATCAGTGAGTTTTTTTAACTCCTGCTCTTGTTTTACTTTATATAGCATAGCGTCATAGACTCCGAAAATTACCAGATACAGTATACCTACTATAAGTGTAAACATAATAAACTGATAACCACCGTATACAAGTGCCACATTAAAAACTAATGCGCCTGCTACTGCGGCTACAATGACTGCCAATGTACGCATAGCAGCAATAAAACGAATATCATTAAACATAAATTAACCCTTTATAAAATAAACTAACACAATTACTCACGCTGCCTTCATACAAGTAGTACGGGCAAGATTCTTCCAATTTGTAGGGCTGATCTTAATTAGGTCAGCGATTTTCAAACACATACGCAAACTCAATTCACGCAACTTACCGTGATTTTCCCACATGAATGCAAGAATTTCATCAGTCTTGGATTCTTCAAAATCATAGTCTTTGAACAAACCACCATCAGCATCACGGTGAACCTGTTTGATACGCAACATTTTGTCACGTTCGCTATTGATAGTCAAGTCCAAAAAGTGACAACGACTTTGCAGTGCTTCCAAGTGATCCTGCAACTTTTTGCTTTTGATATTGTCAAACTTCAAGTTGGTAATGAAAATAGCACTACCGTTGAAATTAAATTGATTTGGGATACCTTCATCACGCAACAAACGACTGTCACTGTTCCAGCAAATCTTGCGAGTCTTACCTGAATCCAATGCTGCTTTCAAAATGTTCAATGCCAACTCATCGGCGAACACACTGTCACAGTCATCAAAAATCAGTACATTTTTGCTGTCAGAATATTTGTACAATTGTGCGTACAATCCAAGTGCAGTCATTGCACCTTTAACAACATTGAAACGGACCTTCTTGCCGGCAATTTTGTCAAACATGCTAGCCTTTTCCATTTGTGTCTCAACACCATAACTCTTACCAACTCCAGGAGGGCCTGCAACAATCATTGCACGAATGTCACCGCTGATACATGCACGAGACATTTCATCTAAAATGCTAAAACGTTCGGCAATACGATTCATTGCTTCTTCCTCAGTTTCTGAGGGAACTTCGTGCTTTACTTTAAACTCTACTGTATTACCAATCACTGCTTCTCCATTCATAAATTCAATATCCTCAATTGTATCTACTTTAACCTTGACTTCATCAATTGCAATAGCAAATTGACCTTCATTTCTTACAGTAACATAGTTACCTTTTTTGCCTGTCTGAAATCCCTTGACTAGCGTAAACACTTCATCAACTACAGGTTGATTACGATAAGAACCTGAGAGAATGCGAATAGTTGACATAGATAAAACCCTTTAATTAACTGAATAAGACTCTATTATATACCCGAAACCATTTGTTGTCAAGCCTTCAGGACGTCAACAATTCGCTGATGGATAATGTTCATTTCAGCTTGTTCCACATAAAAGTCAGTAGTTGGGTCATAATAGGCACCCTCTTTGTTGTCATAATACAACACTTGTCCTGAGAAGTTGAAGGGACCTTCTAAACCCTTGCGTGGACCATACTTAGTACGCATTTGATCCATTTGATACTTGTCAGCAACAACTTTGTAACCCATGAACAACCCCTTTTGACTGAATAAGACTCTATTATAGACCCAAAACCATTTAATGTCAACTAAAATCGCAAGCCTTGTATACTGCTTCCTGCACAGAGGTGTCAGTAGCTTCCTCAAAACGCTCGTCCTGAGACAAAGCCTTGAGCAATCCTCGAACAACAGTCCAACTCAAGTTTTGACTGATTGCCAACTTTACGATAGAACCAACTGCATCATTACCAGCGTCAGTAAACATTGCGAAATTTGTCATTTTCTAAGTCCTTTAATTAACTGTCTAAGTATGTATTATATACCCAAATCCATTTAATGTCAAATTTTAGAAAAGTCAGTAATACTCCATTTAAATAGCTTGTTATAACCTATTCCATCACGCTCGGTGAATTTGCTTATGCTGTCTAGTGTCACTGATTTTTTTTCAAAAAAGTGATCCCATAAATGTAGTAATTCATTGCTGGTATCAATTTCAATTTTGTAAGCAATATTATTTTCGTCTTTCAACCAATATTCTACAAATTTTCTACTTTTACGTTTTACTGTAAATTTCTTTATTGGAGTAAGTGATAAAATTTTGGCTGACGCAATACGAGAACCTTGAAAAGTAGTGTTTAAATCTCTAAACATTTCTTCAAGTTCAATATCATAATCATAGAATTCAGGTAAACGATACACCAACGGCATCATTTCTTCTTTGACCACTTGACTGTCACCATGAACAAATGTACTCAAGTCTTTTCTGAATTTGGTTAAATGCTGACCACGCAAGGCAAACATCATAATTTTCTTGCTGTAGTAATCACGGATAACATTGGCACGTTCTCTATCTTCCTGAGTCATTTGTTTAAATAAAATTTCATCAGTAAGTTTAGTTGGTCTATCGCCAGGATTAATTATGTTATTAATACCGTGACTTACTAAAGGTCGTAGTCTATGCCAAGTAACGCTAAGTGCTAGAATATCCTCTGTAGTTTCAAACACTTCATATTTTTTCACATTATCAGTAGAATTAAATAGATTCCAGTCCCAATCTATGTCGCTACTATTCATGCCACTATTCAAGTTGGCAGTAGCACCTTTCAATGTACCTATAGTAATCGGATTAACCGGTTGAATGTTTCCTAGTGTGATTGCACTATATCCACCACTACCAGAACCAATAACGTTAAGTTGTTTTGCGTTTGAATTAGCCAATTGTAATATCTTCCATGCCACTAGTGCGTAACCGCACGATATGTCCCATCTGCCACTGTTTAGCCTCTAAGCCTTTAAGTATACCAAGCCAACGATTTCTAAGTAATGCTACTTCGTTAATCAATACTTCGTATTCAATTACTTCATCTTCGCCATCTACATACTTCTCAGCATCACGGCTTGTCAATGCTCTATTATACGCTTCTAAATATTTTTGAAAATGTTTTCGGCGAATTTTCCGTAATTGAATATTCAAGTAGTTGAGTACCGCTTCTACTTCTTGCAATTGGTTAAATCTGTGTTCTGTGACACCGGGTATTGCAGCAATGTTCTTTTCAACATTACCGTGTATTTTTACCTCTTTTTTAGCGTTATCCAATTCAGTCTCAAAGTGCTGAATAAAATCGGGTATCTCAGCCAAGTTGACTGATATACGGGTGTACCAGTTCATTAGTCGTAACTTTCATCTTCATCTTCATCGTATTCTTCGTATTCTTCTTCTTGAAAATGTGCCTCAGCATACCCCTTCAAAGCCTTAATAATATCTTTGTCCTTAAAGGAATCTTTGATATCATCTACTTCATAGTTGTTGTCTATTAAAAAATTAATTAAAGTATCAGCCGCATCACCGCGTTCATTCAAGTCAATATGCTCACGCAATGCATCCCAAACTTCTGATATAATATCTAAACTCATGCTGTCAGCTCCTTATATTCTTCCTTCAATGTACTCATTACATCTCGGAAGTCATTTTCAGGAAATGCCATTCTACCTAAATTAAACATCCTTCGACACAATCGAACGTTGTCTTTATTGTACGGGCCTGCGTTATCTAGTCTTTCGGGACTAATTGCAAACGGATGATGTTTAATGCTGTTGAATTTAGAATCTAATGGTAATCCAGACCAATAGCATTTACCATCTTGATTTTCAAATAATGATACAAGGTCGTCAGGAGTCAATGTTACTTCTTTTACTGGTCTTCCAGAAACTTTATTTCGTCCCATACTGTAGGCAATACCACCTAGCATTTTTTTGGCAAGTTTTGTATCCATCAAACTTCCTCCGTAGGTGTTACATTACTTATCACTTTTTTAGTTTTTCCAGTATATTCTAGCATAACTTTATCTAGTATACCGTCTTTGTTAGCTTCCCAACCTTTACGAAACGCTTTAAGAATTTCACCATCTTCAGTTGTATAAACTAAACTGTTACCTTCTTTTTTCAGTGCGTCAGATTTCTCAAACATATCAGTCAATCCACTGTATGGACTCATGCCTGTTTCATATGGAATCTTAACTTGAATTGTTTCAAAAGGTTTAGCATACCGAGTTTTCATAATCTTGCAAGCAGCACGAATACCATTTACTTCTGAAACTTTGTTACCATCTTCATCTTCTTTTAGTTTAAGTTTCTTCATAGCAACTACAATAGAACTTGCGTAAACGAATCCTTGACCACCACTAATCTTGTCATCTGGATCAAACATATCTTGACTTGCATATGTGTGATTAGTTGCTACTAGACCAACGTTGTGACTACCAAACATATTAACACAGTTACGAACAAGTGCTGTTAGTGCTTTAGGCTTACGACCCATGTCACCTTTCATATCACCTGCTTCAAACTGATTAA